ATATTATCAAGACGCATTATCAGGTCAACTTGGTAATCTTCTAAGCAAACACCTTTTAGGTCACAAAAAGATTTTAAGTCAGAGTAAGTTATCGGATTTACACCAAAACCATTAGACGTTCTTTTGTTATCTAATTGCAAGAAATATCCCCAAATATCAGCTAAGTAATCTGGTAATTCTTTCTGGTCTTCGTATTCTGGTGGAAGTTTACCTGTTTTCTTCTTTATTGTTTCTAATTGCTCACGCAATGTAGATTTATTATCACCAGAACCAACCCTTTGACTTAATTTGAACTCTTGTTCAGCAAACTCTATTAGTTTTTCAACTTCATCAGCAACGAAAATTACTCACATCATCTGCTGCTTCAATGATTTGTGGTCTAATCCAAGTGTGTTTACTTAGCAATTCTGTTGCTAATTCTGGTGTAAACGCTTTTTCAACAGGATTACCATTTGCATCATCTACACAGAATCCGCGCCATGAGATGATTCGATTCACAGCGTTTCGTGTGGTTCGCTCATCCAGTTCTTCTGCTGTAAATTCTGTTGGTTTATTCTTACCTTTGTTGATTGCTTCACGTTTCAGAAACTCTTTGTAAAGAGCCACACCGTAATCTTTAACAACCTTTGATTCTGGGCCTCGTACTTTGATGAAAGCACCAGTACCTGTACCGTCTAGCTTTTTAACTTCAAACTCATAACCTTCTTCATGAAGATTTGCTACATTTACTCGACTAAAATTAAACATATATTTCCTTTCTTTATTAATTAAACAATTTATACTTTGTTTGATTTGACAATTTATAAATCAATGATGATTTTAGCATGGTAATCTTGATATGTCTAGTATTAAAAAACAAATAAAAAAACTACTTAGAGAATTTACCCTAAGTAGTTCATTTAGTTTATATTACAGAGTTGAGTCTTGGATGAACAACGTAGTTTCTGGTAATCCACCTGCTGTTACATCATTCAACAAAGCTGTGAATGAGTGACTTTGAGTAATACCCATTTCACCATCAGATTTAGTTGCAGAACCAATTTTTACTTTAGGCAGAGTAAACGACACAAAGTCAGAGTTATTTTCTTCGGTTTCAGCAAGAGTAAAGATAATTGAAATCTCATCTTCATCTACAAAATAACCACGGAATACACCATCTGTAAAGTAAGTTGTAAAGTTGCCAGTTACTCGGATACGACCTGTAAAAATGTCAGCAGCAGTGTTGCTACCGATTACATTCGCAGATTCCAAACCACGATCTAAACTAAAGTCAGCTTGTGTAATCAAACCAACAGGAGCACCATTCACAACAATAATACCAGATACAGAAGCAAATATACCAGTTGTACCTGCTGCTGTTGGCGTGGTGAAATGCTGAGTAGTACCAAAAACTTGGTCTTTACCTTTAGCTGTAAAATCAACAGTCACCAAACCTGTAGTTGGCATTGTTACGTTCATCGTACCAAACTTAACACCAGTTGACACTTCAGATTGAGCCACATCAGAATACCATTCTTCAACTGTATAAGAGTCATCGGTATGACCAGTCAAAGGTGCGTATGTTACTTTACCAGCGGTTGACATTGTTACAGAAGCAATTGGGCCTTCTGCTACCAAGCTGGAACCGTTAACAGTAGCTACGGTTGCTACAGTGCTTGTCAGCGTAACAACTTGTAAGTTATTTGCCACGTTACCTGCGCTCAAGCCTGCACCAGCAAGTCTAACCACAGAACCAACTTTGATACCGTCTGTCAAGAAATCACCAGCAGCTCTAGTGATAGTCCATAGCGAACCACTTGCAGCAATAGTCACAGACAAACCAGTGAGGTTAGACACGGAAGTAAAATCACGAGCTACAACTGATTGCATCCAGTCAGCGTAACTACCACAAGACAGTTCACCATTGAATGTTCCATCAACCGCACGTAAACCATGTCGCATATCAGCAACTTGGTAATCAGTACGAATCTCATTCGATTCATACGTTTCTTTTGTCATGTTAACATCACTGGTTACACGTCTGATATATTTAGCACCAGTACCAGTAGCTGCTGTTCCCCATGTCGATTCTTTCTTATAGGCTACTTTTTTAGCTACGCCTTTTGCAATTGCCATAATAATTTTCCTTGTTTTTAATTTATTTGCAAATAAACATCTTCGTATTTTTGAAGATTCTTTATGTCGATACTTCTGTTACGAAGTCAACGTAAACAGGTACAACATATCTATCTTGAGTAATACTTGCGCTAGCTACCTGAGCTGTACGCAAAACGTGTATTACATAACCTGATTCGGCTTGTGAAAAACCTTTAAAGAATATGCTTCTCAGTTGTTCAGCTTTATCTATTGCTGCACCAGAACCTTTGTTTAACTCAGAACAAATAAAGAATTGACCTTCAATTCTCTCTCTGTGATAACCCCTACCGTAAACAGGGTCGTCTGGTTGTTGAATCCTGAGTTGAACAGCTACATACATTGGTATGTTCTTTGGTTCAAACTTTACGTTCTCATAAGCAATTGGTACAGACAACAGACTTAACTTTTGTTCTATTATTTTTCTTGTTGTTTTGATTGCTGACATTTTAACCGTTATCAAAATATCTTTTCAAATCTAGCATTGAAATTTGCATGATCTGTTGAATAGAAGGTCTAAGAATACCATCAGGCGCTTGTCTGTTATATCCCGATTCAAACACATTGAATGCTGGGCCTTTTGCAGCAATGTAGAATTTATCACCTATATTGTAAGAATAGCTTGCTGTTGAATAAGCGTCATTCGCTGAAACTTGTCTATCAACAATTTGAGTTAGAAACGTAGGTGAAGATTCGGTATATTCCCAAGCACCAGCATGATAACCAGCTTCTAAAGGAAGGCCAGTTGCTGCATTTCGCATTTCATAGAATCTGCGATATGGTATTACATTTTGAATTGCAAAGTCATCACCAACTGGTGTATTACTAGATAAAATCAAAGTTACTTCGTATGCAAAACCAGCAACCATAGCTTCTAGTTTTCGTTTGAGTTCTACAATATATTTATCAAGACTTGTTTCCAATTCTTTCGTATCTAATGATACTTGCACGTTAACCTCTTACAGCTACAATTCGATACAATACCAAAGTACCTTCAGCACGATGTTCTTGTATATCTTTTATGCTATACTCAATTGAATCAGCAATTATTGCTTCATTTAAAGTTGGTGTAAACGATAAAGAATCATTAACCAAATAAAACAAACACGCTTCTTTACCTATTAGGTTTGGGTAATTGTATTGATTCAACTTCAGATGTTTTTTATACATCTTAACAGATACCGTCGATTCAGATGTTGAATTTAACCCTGTTGCTGGGTCGTAAGTAGATGTTGAACTTTTAATATAATCAACAATTGATCCGTGTAGATCAACTGCATCTTTTGCTATCTTGAGATACTTATTCATTTATACCTCAGAAAGTAAAGTTGAACGTCAATTCTCTATCTTGGTTGGGTTTAGGAATTAGGTTGTTATCGGAAGTATCATCATTCTCTTGCATTTCAGACTTACTAATACCACCAAAGCTACCTGTTAGGTTTTGATACAATGGGTTTAAGTTAGGGTCTTTGATATACAACAACAACGCTTCTTTATATTGCTTCGCGGATACAGTGCTATCGATTGAGAATATATCAACTGTGTTTTTACTTGCTGTAAGAGATAACCTTTGTAGAATCATCCTAGCAGCATCAATTGAGCTTCTAGCAATGTTCTCAGCATTCTTTGTCAGAATATACTCATAGACAGCATCGTCAAGAATTGGTAAAGCCACATCTACATCCTGAACTTCATACCTTACTTGCATTATCATTTCTGGTGTTATTGGCATGGTTTACCTACTTATAAAAGGCTACTGTTTGTTGTTTTTATTATCAGTAGCAAAACTTAAAATTACATCACAAAAGGGACTACCTTGATAATCCCTTTGAGTTATAATCTAACTAAAGATTAAGACTTAGTTGCGGATACCACTAAAGCTGGTTGACGAATCACGTTCAGCATATTCATTTCAGCTTCAATGTCGATACCTTCTCCACGAGGGTCAGCGTAAGTCCACAGATAGCGAGGTTCAGCAATTGAGCCTACCAAATCGAGCTTACCGCTAGGTGCGAAGTATGTTTCAAACACGCCTTCTGTACCAACGGGGATAAAGATTGCTTTGTCAGCATTAACGTAAGGTGAACCGTCTGGAGCATTACCACGAACTTCAATGACACGAACATTACCGTAAGTAAACTCACGATAGAAGCTCATTGGGTCGTTACCTGCGCGATTGCGTAAGATACTTTGACCGTCGGTAGCTGCGTAGTATTGATATGCGGTTTGAACTTTAGCGTGAGCAATCAAAGCAGCAAACCAGTTAGCACCAGCATAACACACGATACCGTTTGCACCAGTACCTTTCAAATTGTCCTGAATGTGTGCAACAGCTTCTTCAAACTTAGCCATAACGTCAGTAGTTGCACTAGAGAAAGCGAAGTCAACAACTTTCTGAGTGATACCAAAATCAGAAGCAAAATCAGCTACGACAGTACCGTTAGGTGCATATGCTTGCAAAGAACCTAAAGTACGGAAACGTGCTGTTTCCAAGGTATCATCAAATGCACGTTGGATACGAGCAAGTTTACGAGCAATTGCAGCAGCTTGAGTATCTTGCATATCAGCAGAACCATATGCACGTTTACCCATGATGTCTTGAGCTGTCAAGCGATCAACAGCAGGGAAGTGAGGAACATAGTAAGAGTGAATCTTACGCAAGTCATCTTGCATTGGTTGTGGTTTAGCACCGCGATATTGATCTTTAACCAAACCAATGACACCTTCAATAGCATCAAAAGTTACGGTAGCAGTAGTCAAGTATTCAGCACCAAACAAACCGACATCATTCAACAGAGTCCATTTCTTAGGTACGAGTGTTAGTTCTGTGGTGTAATCAACGACCTCAAAGCCGTTTGTATATGATCTTGTAATAGGCATAGTTTTTCCTTGTTCTTGTTTTTTATTTATTAAGCAGACAATACTTGAATACCTTTAGCTTCAACTTCAGCGTACAAGGTGTTTTTCTTAGTATCATTATCGTAAGTTGCATCCAAAGACATACCACCTTTAGAAACGCTAGCTGGGCCTTTAACCATGACTACGATCTTTGTATCGGTTGAAGCTGGAATATCTTTTGCTTCAAGAACAAAAGCACCGAAAGCCTTAGAACCATCAACAGCAGTTTCAACTGCGATTTTGTATTTACCAGAAGCTGTTACTTTACCAAGAACTGTACCTACCACGTAAGATTTAGCTGCTGCTTCATTTACGGTAACTACTTCACGGCAATAACCGTAGTCTTTCCACAATTCTTGTTTCACCAAATTACTAACAACGTGTTTTTCTGTTGCGACTAGAGACATAATTTTTCCTTATTATATTAATTAAACTTTTTGGAACTGTGCTTTTAAGATTTTTGCAACAGCACTATCTTCTGTATTTGAAGAACCACCTG